GTATAATGTCCAATTTGTTTTCCACACTTCGCAAACACAGGGTACCATTTATTCCAAGTTTCACCATCATGTAAGCTCAATTCTCTAAGTGAATTATCAATTTGAGCTTTAGTTTGATCAATTGAATCAGGACATTTATGGAGCCACATAGGGGATTCTAATACTGTTTTTAAATCTAATGGAGATAACCATTGTTGATAATCTTTATTAAAAACAAATTTTCTCTTAAGATAACTAACCTCAGTAATCTTACGAAAGGCTGAAGAAGCAACAGCATCTTTATCCTCCATAGTGTAACTCAAACCTATTTGCTTAAACAGTCCAATTAGTGTCTGTTGATTAAATTCTGGTTCACTTTGTGGAACAGATATCACATGATCATCACCATATGCTACTTTGCCACACGTTTTATAAAAACGTCTAGCGCATACATATGATGCATTCTTCTTGTGAATCTGCCATACCACACAAAATGATACCAAAACAAAAATTGAGTTTATTACAGCAGTAAGGTAATGTCCTGAGGGCAAAGAATGGGTCCATTGATAAATTTCCTTTCCAGTTATATGTACGGAATTAAACAAAGAAATAAGTAAGCACCACATAACAAAAGCATCTTCATCAGTGGTACCACAAAATCTCTTTGATAACTCTATAAGAACTCTTCCAGCTCCCATCAATAGTCGCTGTGATTGACTGGCATCAAAACCTTCAAAATCACCAGCAACTATGTTGGGAGATTTGGAAAGAATTCTTTGTACAATAACTGACCAATCTTGACTATAAACATTAGTACCCACAGAAATACCAGAATAATTTCTTGCCTTCTGCAAAATCGCGACAATACCATTAAAATACATTTTACATGCTATTAAGTAATCTAATGGTCCTGCTGAAAATAACCTAGTCTTGTGGGACTTATGGAGAGGTTTACGCTCATCTTTTAAAGTGTCCATAAAGATATGTTCAGTAATAACTCCCTGCTTACACATATCAATAATGGACTCCACACGTGCTTGCATAATTTTACACTGAGGTAAATCCATGTTACACTTCTCATCATCTCCAAAAATAGTCTTCCTATTTTCAAACCCTTTAAGATGCACAAATGGATAACCTGGAGAAGTATTACGCTTAATAGAATTTATAAATTCCTCTCCATCAATCCCAACAACTGCTTCTTCAAAACTATATCTAGACTTAATATTAGGTCCGAAATCAAATTGTTTTATATTGTCGCTTATATCATCTACTAACGCTTGGACGGCTAGGTCAACCTCTAAATTCCGAATAAATTGTGGAATATTACCA